ATCCATGATCGAAATCAAGGCACAGATTGAACTACACGACGGAATGACCACTAAAACCATCGACGAACTACTGTTAAAAGCAATGGTCGACTTGATCGACGAAACAGAAAATCCAGAAATTAATAATGTAAACTATCAACAGGTAGCTGGCAGGCAAAAAGTCAGTATGTTACGTAAAGAAGTATACGGAGAGTATGATCCTCCTAAACTATACAGCATTGTTAAAAAGAATGTAGAGCTAGGTATGTATACTAGTGATCTGCTAGAATGGTATACACAAGAAGAATGGGATATTATTGACCTATTCATTGATCATAGCAAAGATGAAAACTATACCTATGCAGCCGTGGCACAATTGGCTGAAAAGTATCTAGTACAAAATCGTGCTACAGGTATAATCTATGAAACTCCTCAGGTTCGTTATGCTATTGCCGCCGCAACAGCTTTTCACAATGAATCTAAGGATAAAAGACTAAAATTAGTAAAGGAATATTATGAGTGTGCAAGTGATGGCCACTTTACTTTAGCTACCCCTGTCCTTGCTGGCCTTGGCACCACAACTAAACAATTCAGTAGTTGCGTACTTATTAGTAGTGATGATACTCTTGATTCGATCTTTGCCGCAGGCGAAATGATGGCCAAATATGCTTCAAAACGAGCCGGAATTGGTCTCGAAATTGGCAGAATCCGCCCCTTAGGGGCCCCTATTCGCAACGGTGAGATCAAGCATACGGGTATGATACCATTCTTAAAGAAATGGTTTGCAGACCTTCGCAGTTGCAGTCAAGGCGGTATTCGTAATGCTAGCTGTACAGTAACTTTTCCCATCTGGCATTATCAGTTTGAGGACCTTATTGTTCTAAAGAACAACCAAGGTACCGAGGAAGTGCGGGTACGCCAAATGGACTATAGTGTTGTTGTTAATGCTATGTTCTGGAATCGGTATAAGCGTGGCGAAACAATGAGTTTGTTTGATCCAGCAGAAGTTCCGGATCTATACGAAGCCTACTACAGAGACTCAGCAGAATTTGAAAAGTTGTATCTACAATATGAACAAGATAAGACAAAGAAAAAGAAAGTTGTATCAGCGGATGAGATATTCAAAAATGGAATCCTTAAAGAGCGAACTGATACGGGGCGTATATATCTTGTCAATATCGACAACGTTATTAACCAGGGTCCATTTGATACAACCTTGGATCCAATATATCAATCAAACTTATGCCAGGAGATACTTTTACCCACCCGCCCTTTCCAGAGAATTGAAGATCCAGAGGGACGAATTGCTCTTTGCACTCTTGGCAGCATCAACTGGGGAGCGTTCCGTAACCCACAAGAGATGAGAAAAGCCTGTCGTGTGCTGGTCCGAAGTTTAAGTAATTTACTACAATATCAAGATTTTTTAAGTGTACAAAGTAAACTCGCTAATCAAGACTTCGAACCACTTGGAGTTGGCATTACTAATCTTGCTTACTGGCATGCACGTAAAAGTTTCAAATACGGGACCGATGAAGCATTAGCTGAAGTTAAGCGTTGGACGGAACACCAAGCATACTACCTAACCGAAATGAGTGTCGAGCTTGCCCAAGAACGTGGCCCATGCGGACGTAGTCAGTACACTTACTATGGTAAGGGAGTGTTTCCCTGGGAGCGTCGTAAACCTGGAGTTAACGAATTAACTGACTTTACTCCTAGTATGGATTGGGAACCATTACGTGAAAGAATGATCAAGTACGGTATTCGTAATGCTACCTTAATGGCCGTGGCACCAGTAGAGTCCAGTTCAGTTGTGTTAAACTCTACCAACGGAATTGAAATGCCGATGGAATTGATTTCTGTAAAGGAATCGAAAGCTGGATCGTTTGTACAAGTCGTGCCAGAGTACAAACGTCTAAAGAATCGTTATCAGTTGATGTGGGATCAGAAGGACTGTGTTGACTATTTGAAGACCAGTGCTGTGCTTGCTGCCTACATTGATCAAAGCCTGAGCACTAATACATTCTACAACCCGGCACATTTTGCTGGAGGAAAAGTGCCGGGTACATTAATTGCTAAAAATTTAATGTTAGCCTACAAATGGGGCATTAAGACAATCTATTACAGTTTAATTAATAAAATGGGTGCAAAGGCAGATGTAACAAACACTAACATATCTATCCCCATTGCAATCAATGCCGCAGATAATGTAGTATTGTACGATGATGATTGCGAAGCCTGTAAATTATAAAGAGAACCACACATGAGCAAAGAACAATACAATCTATCAAAACAAACAAACTATCTAAAACGTACAATGTTTCTGGATCCAGCTGGTCCAGTTACTGTGCAACGCTTTGAAGAAGTCAAGTACCCTAAGATTACCAAGTACGAAGAACTTGCTCGTGGATTCTTTTGGGTCCCAGAAGAGATCAGTCTTACTAAAGACAAGATGGATCACAAGGATGCAAGTGATGCAGTTAAGCATATTTTTACTAGTAACTTACTGCGTCAGACAGCATTAGATAGTATTCAAGGTCGCGCACCTAATCAAGTATTTCAACCTGTTATCAGTATTCCTGAACTAGAAGCATTAGTAAGCAATTGGAGTTTCTTTGAAACAAATATTCACTCAAAATCTTACAGTCACATTATTCGTAATGTCTATGGCGTACCTAAAGAAGAATTTAACAAGATTCACGACACGGCTGAAATTGTTGGCATGGCTGCTAACATTGGTCGCTACTATGAGGATCTTCATCAGCTCAACTGTCGTAAAGAGTTGGGCGAGGAAATTGAACTCCATACTCATAAGCGAGCCATATGGTTGGCCTTACACGCATCATATGCATTGGAGGCTCTACGCTTCATGGTAAGTTTTGCCACAAGTCTAGCAATGGTAGAGAATAAGATCTATATTGGCAACGGTAACATCATCAGTTTGATTCTACAAGATGAGTTGTTACATACAGAATGGACTGCCTGGCTGATCAACAACGTGACTAAAGATGATACAGACTTTGTAAAACTTGAAGAAGAATGTGCAGAAGAAGTCTATACCCTCTATATGGATGTCATCCGAGAAGAAAAAGAGTGGGCAGATTATTTGTTCAAGCTAGGACCAGTTATTGGCCTTAATGCTACTATCCTGTCTGACTTTGTTGACTACACTGCGTTTGTGCGTTTAAAGGAAATTGGTATTAAGTATCAAGGAGAGCATCCTAAGTTTAGTCCTATCCCTTGGTTCAACAAACACGTTAATATCAATAAGAAACAGACCGCCTTGCAAGAAAACGAAAGTACTAACTATGTCATCGGTGTTATGAGTGATGCAGTTAGTTACGACGAATTACCGGATTTATAAAACTATGGCATACTCAAATAAAGTAATTGACCATTACGAAAACCCTCGTAATGTAGGTAAGTTTGAAATAGACGACACTGTAGGTACAGGCATGGTCGGTGCACCTGCTTGCGGTGACGTAATGAAATTACAGATAAAGGTAGATGAAAATGGTATTATTAGAGATGCTCGTTTCAAGACATATGGATGTGGTTCAGCAATCGCCAGCTCCAGTCTTGTCACTGAGATGGTTAAAGGAATGCATGTGGATGATGCTAGTAACATTCGTAATAGCCAGATTGCTGAAGAATTAGCACTACCGCCCGTTAAGATACATTGCAGTATATTGGCTGAAGATGCTATTAAAGCTGCTGTTGAAGATTATCGTAAAAAACATTAAATGATAACATTAATGGAACAAGCTGCCGCTAAAGTTAAGAAACATCTAGAACGAAGAGGCAAAGGGCTAGGGATACGTATCGGTGTAAAAACCACAGGGTGTTCTGGCTTGGCTTATACGTTAGAATTTGTAGATCATGTTCCAGTAACTCGCGATCAATTTGTCTACGAAAGCAACGGTGTTAAAGTTTGGGTAGATGGAAAATCTTATCCGTATGTTAATGGATTGGAAGTACACTGGGTACGCAACGGACTTAATGAAGGATTTGAATTTAAGAATCCTAACGAACGTGACCGATGTGGATGCGGTGAAAGTTTTAGAGTATGAATTATCAGTTTAAAGGAAATATAAAATGAAAGCGATTGTGTGGTCTAAGTACCATTGCCCCTACTGCGATCAAGCAAAGGCATTACTAAAACAGAAAGGCATTGCCTTTGAAGAAAAGAAAATAGGTGATGGTTATACCAAAGAAGAATTATTAGAAGCTGTACCAACAGCTAGAGCAGTTCCCCAAATCTTTTTAGATGGGGAGCTAGTTGGCGGCTTCACCGAACTAAAGGCAAAACTAAATGGCTAATAGTGATGATGAACTATCCATCTCTTTAGATGATCCACTCGACAATACCATGTCAATAGACATTAGCAATACGATGAACTACTCTTTTTCATCAACTGGTGCAACAGGAGCTTCGGGATCTTATTATGTATCTACTGGAGCAGGGGGTAACGGAACATGGGCAACTAACCCTTATGTTTTTACAACTGCTAATTCCAGCGTAGCAAGCATGTCACACGCAGGGCTACACGTTACTAGCGATGCTAAGTTTGATGGCGACATTAAATGGAAGGGCCGAAGCCTTGGAGAACTGTTAACTACTATTGAAAAGAGACTGGCTATCCTAACTCCGGATCCGGCCAAGTTAGAGCACTTTGAGGCACTCCAGAAAGCATACCAGCATTATAAAACTCTAGAAGCACTGTGCGAGATACCTGAGAAGAAAGATGACGGATCCTAAAGATCAAAAGATAGCTGCACTTGAGCAGCAACTTGCTAGGCTAACTCAGCAGGTTAAAGAATTAAATCAGCGTGTCTCTTTTATAGAAAGAGAAAACGCCCGACGTAAACAAGACATAAACATTTTAGCACAACGAAAAGGATAAAACATGTTATTAGAAAAACAAATCGCTACAGGAGATGTAGTAAGTCTTAAATTATTAAACGGTGACGAAATTATCGCACGTTTTGAAGGCGAAACAGCCACTGAGATTAAATTAGACAGACCAAAAGCATTGACTATGAATGCACAAGGATTAGGAATGATTCCTTGGTTGTTCTTGGGTGCAAAAAATATAATCACATTACAAAAAGCACACGTATTTTGTATGGTACCTAGTCAAAAGGAAGCCGCAGATCAATATATGCAAGGTACTACTGGTATAGCAATGGCTTAAATACTAGTTTAAGAGATCAATATGGCGATATATTCTATTACCCCGGACATTATAGAAGTCGATGAAGGCGGCAGTGTTGTTTTTACGGTTGATGTAACTGACGGTTCTACTAGTACATACGGTGTTACTATTAAATCAGGAACCAGTACATTTGCTAATGCAACAGACTTTTCTGATGTTTTTGGGCTTTGGGGAGACATTACATTACCGGATAGTTTATTATCCGGTGTAGTTACCTTTACCAAAACAATGTCGACAAACACTACTACACCACCTGAAGGTCCAGAATTTTTCATCGTCCAATTAAGAGAAAATAACACTTCGGGCGCAGTATTAGCCGTAACTCAAAACATTGTCATTGTAGATACCCCTATTAGCATTGATCCAGATAACGGTATGATAGGTGCTGTATCCAATGATAATAGTAAGCCTGCATTTTATTTTAACGGTAACTGGTATAAGATAACCGGTACCGCTATTCCATTGTAAACTAAACTTATGCCTTATATTCCTGGTGGTGGTAGAATTAGCGATGTATATCGCAGCGGAAATGTGTATGTAAACAATGTTCCTGTCGCCTTGTGGCTTGCACCCGGGGGCAGTTCTGCCTTTGCAGGTGTAAGTGCATCTAGTGCAATAACAATTCCGCCTGATGTAGAAGTTGCTATTGCAACTCAGACAAACGATCTTGTTGCGGCGCAGATAGCAAACCCTTCCGGACAAAATCAATATTATACTCCAGAGGCAGCAGTTGACGGAGTAAAAGGAAATTACGCACCTATTGAAGACCAAACATTCAATACAGGTACAGTTAGCACATCGACTTCAGCATCCGATATCGTTCCGTTCTTGCAACGCACTATGGAAGAAGCAGGTCGAGGTATGTGGAGAGAAACTGGTCAGGCCGGAGGCGTTAGTAATAAAAATATTACAGGTATATGGTCCAATCTAGGATACCCTAATTCAGGACCGTGGGTCAGTGATCAAACTGCATGGTGCATGGGTTTCATAAACTTTGGATTAAAGTGTTCAGGATACAAATATGTCCAGACTGCAAGTGCAGCCGCAATAACAACCACACCCGAACGTTGGGGTGCAGTGCAGGTACCTAAAGATCAAGCACAGCCAGGTGATATTGCATTTTGGAGTTATAGGCACGTAAACTTTGTCTACACGGCTAACAATGGAAAGTTTACTTTTGTTGGCGGGAATCAAAGTCCAAAAGCAAGTAATAATCCAAATGATGGCGATGTTACAATTTCATACCCGGGTGGTACAGCGGCAAGTAATCCAAGTTGGGTAAGTTGCTGGAGAATTACCAAATAATCGGTTGACAAACTGGTAAAATCACAGTATAATATAA